CGGTATAAATCCACCTGTATTTCTTAGATCTATTTCTTTGACACCTTTAGAATTCTCTCTAAGAGGTAAACCCTCGACGCCTGCTGCTTGCACAGCATTATCACTAGCTGAATCACCCATAGCTCTCATAACTCTACCGCCATCAGAAAACTTAGAGTCATCAGCTCCTTCAACTAATGCACCTATTCTTATTTCATAATCCGCATCAGTTTCATTACCACCTTGAGGGTATAGTCTTCTAAATTGCACATCAAGTTGATCTTTTACTTGTGCTTGTCTTTCAGCAAAATCTATATCTGATTCACCTGGCTGTCTTTCTTTTGCAGCTAATAAACCAGTAATTACTGCACCAGCTCCACCTACTTTTAATGCATCCATAGCAGCTCCACTCCCTGTTGCTGCTCCAGATAAATTTAAAAAATTAGGTATAGTTCCTAAACTACCAGCTGTCTTACCAAATCCGATTAAAGGTGCTCCTCCTTTAAATAACATAGGCGCAAAGTTTAAAGCAGCTACAGCTAGCAAAGGATTATCTTTAACACCTTTGACTACACCCTTAACAGCTTTTTTAACTGACTTAACAAGACTACCTAAACCGTAGTGTGCTCTACCACCATCAGCAAAAGATCTTTGTTCAAATAATTCTCTAGCTTTTTTTGCAGCTTCTTCCGGAGACATACCTTCTTCTAAAAGGTCTTCGTATATTCTTTCTAACGCTCTTTCGTTAGCGTCATCTGACATAGCCATTTTGGTAGGTGTTAGATCACCCTTTAATATAATATCGGGTGCCCCTGCTACGAAATCTTTTGCTTGTTTACTATTTGTTAATGCCATAATTTTGTCTAAATTTAGTTTAAGGGCAGGCGTACTAATCCTGAAATATCACACTTTATTTGATTTTTTTACTATCGTCAATAGCTGGTTTTAGATTATCAAAGAACCTACCACAGAACTGATGTTCACCTACATGGGTTATATAGTCCATAATATATAGATATACTTTACCGCCCATATCGGTCCATCTTTGACAAAAACCAAAGTCTTCACCAAAATAACGTTTAGTTTCAGGGTCATGGATAGTATCAAAAAAGTTATAAAAATTTTCTTTTGTGACTTCTTTTCCGTTAATATTGGTAGGTTGATATATCTTTAATTCAGGGTAGTGTTTTATCATCTTTTCTAATACAGTTCTTTTGATTAACATACATCCAGTTGGAGCATGAGTTGCCTCTACAATACCTAGTTTGGACTCTATATGATTCTGATCTTCTAGTTTTATTGGAAAGGTATATCCGGGTCTTTTTAATTGATCTGCATTTTGTGCCTTATCTTTTTCTTGAAATATCTTGTCCCAATCTAATGACTTCATTGGATATGGACATGCAATAACATCTTTGTCAGCTTTTAACATTGTCTCTATAGTTTGAAAATTAAAATCAATATCTGCATCTATAAATAATAAATGTGTGTAACCGTCTTCATGATTTAACATTTCGGCCACACATAAATTTCTACCTTGTGTAACCAAAGAAGATTGCATCAATGTAAAACTAACAAGCATTTTTCTTAACGTGCAATCTTGTTGAAACTTTAATACCGCTTGACAATAATGCATAGACACGTTGCCATGCACAGGTGTGCAGACCATGATTTTATAAGGAGATCTACCAGCTGGTTCAGACAGATCTATGACTTCTGTTCTTGTGTTAGATTGTTGAATGGTTTGATAAGTATCTTCGTTAAACCAAATAGGCTTATTGGGATTTTGCATTAATAACTCCTTTTAAAAATGTTGTCCACTGCATAGCTATTTTGTTCCAGTTGTAATAGATATGTGCATATCTAGATTGAGAATCTAAATGATCATGTATCTGTTTTTGATCTAAGGTGTGCGATGCTTGTTCTATACCAAAACCAAATTTCTGCGCCATAGCTCTGTGATTTGAATCGTATGGTATATACATTGGAAACTCTGCACCTGTTTCGTACAAAGCACCTAAGTCATCGACGATGCAATATAAACCTGCAGCCATACATTCTAGTAGTGATATACAAAATGTTTCTTCAAAGATACTAGGATAAACATACATATGATAATTTTTTAAATTATCTTTTATGTATTGATTAGGTCTATAACCAAGATAATTAACATTAGGTAATTTATGTGCTTGTTCGTAAAGCTCTTTATATTCATGATCATTTTGATCATAAAACTGCTTACCATAAACTTCTGTAGATGAGTATACATCTAAAGTAACCAAAGGATTCTTTACCAATTGCATTGCACCTAACAACACAGATAAACCACGCCAAGGTGTGTTTTGATGTATTATCTTTATGGGTTGACCTTTTTGATATGGTTTAGCTTGTTCTATCTTGTCAATACCATTTTTAATAACCACACACCTATTTGTTGGAATATTAAAATGGTATCTAAATTTTTCATACGTCCAGTGTGAATTAAAAACATACCAATCGTATTTATTATGATTAGCAGGATTGCTAAACCAGGGGGCCAAATTAGGTTGATCGTAAGAATTTTTTTGCCAAAGTATGTTTGGTTTAGTTGGATGTAATGGTATTTTTTCTGGCACCGAAGTGCAGATCTGCACTTGATCTAATAAATCTTTATCAACGTGTTTTTCTAAATACTCAAATTGTAATTCTGTTCCACCCTTAGGAATTTGGTTTCTTATTATCATTCATCACTTTCTGAAACATTTCTAGACCTTTATTAGTAACCTGCACAGTAACGTCTTGTACAATATCAGGTCCTTCTTTCTTCTCTTTATATATTTCTCCGGTCTTAGTATTTCTATATGTTGTTATAGTTTTACATTCTATTTTTGGTATATCTTTATCCATTTTCATTCTCTCTATTTATTAAAGCAAAACTTATCAGACCTTGTATCTTATTACTGCCTGTAGCTGCTTGCACAGTTATAGCATCCCCTGCTTCTAAATTCAAGCCTTGAGGTGAAGCATTTACTTGTGACTTAGCTGCTACATCATCTCTAAAAAATTCATACTCTGTACTTGAATCAGATGAATCAACAAAATTCATGTTCACTAAAATAGCTGATGATGCATCATTGTTAGCACAATAAATACTTTTGACTATAATTGTTCCATCTGCAGGGCAAGTAAGCACTGTATCTTTTCCTGTGCCAGATTGTTTAAAACCTTGGTTTTTATAAAATATACTCATGACAAGAAATAATTAAATGCATCCTGTTCGTTTTTCAAGTCTTGTTGAAAAGAAAAGTTTAATTGATTTTGTAATGTGGTTAAAGACTCTAGTATCTGTCTTTGATTCTCTACATCGTATTCTTCTTTTGGTTCAGGTATGTAATTTGTTACTTTAGCCATTATCTAAAAAATGCTGATTTTGCTTCTCTATATACATCTCTCTTAGGAGCAGGTGCTTTTGTTTTAGTTCCTATTCGTCCTCTAGCTTTATCTTGAGCTGTTGGTTGTATATTCATAATTCTTTGTCTGTTTCTTACTTTAGCTGGATCGTATGTAATTATCTCTCCTTGAGGATCATCACTTCCAAGAAACTCAGTTTCTTTTCTTCTTCTTCTTTTTTCTAAATATTCTTCCATAGTTTTTGATTGTGCAAAATCATTATCACGTATTTTTTGATTTAATGTTTTTAATGATTCTAAACCACCTCTTACTAAATTAAGAGGACTAAACCTTGATAAGAATTCAAATAGTTTAGCAATACCTTTTTTTGTTTTTGGTTCGTCTTCACCTTCTGATTCATCTTCAATAGCTGATGGAAAAAATTCAAAGTTTGCTCCTGGAAAACTTGCATCACTTGGTGAGCCTTTAACAAAACCTTGTTCTACAGCTATAGGATCTTTTTCTAAAGGAATTAATGGTATATTTTTCGCTGCCGCTGATGCAGTAATACCTGTTGGAACCATTCCTAATTGTTGTTTCATTAAATAAGTGGGACTTATAAATTTAGTATTTGCTTGATCTATGATAGATTGCATATCCCCCTGGTTTTTAAACTTATTTACGTTAACAAAAGGGAATTCAGCTTGATTATCAAAATAATTAGCATCACCAAAAAATAATAATTGTTGTTCAGGTGTGAACAATGATTGTAAATATTCTTTATCCATTATCTTCTTCCGTCCGGTTGTGCGTCTAATCTTAGTGTGCCATATCTCCAGCTTTCACCAAGAGCATCATTCTCTATCTTGATGGAAACCAATCTTCCTCTGGCTCTAGTATCTACCTTATCAGTTGTTGACGTAACTGTAAAGGGTCCAAGTGGAGAACTTACAGCTACATCGTCAGGGTAAGAACTGACAAATAATGTTACTTTGGCATTGCCCGTCTGATATTTAAAATCAGGTATGAATCGTCTGACAGCCATAAAAAACTCACCATCTCCTCTGTAATCTGCTACACCCGTCTGTTGACCAAGAGCGCTACGTCTTGATGTAATATCCCAATCACCAGATCTAATAAATGCAGGTATAGCCGTAGTTCCAGAACTATTAACCTGATCGGTTCCTTCCTCATGTTCATAATAAATACTTGCACCAAATAGATTAGTTATTCCTAATATATCAGGAAATACCGGTGTAGATGTATCTTCGTAATCTGTAGCATAAGGAGCATCAAATACACCTTGATCCTGATAGGTAGTTCTATCTAACGATGATGTGGTCCAGATGTTTTCAGAGTAATTATATGTCACGCATCTATCTATTTGATCTGATCCCGCCTTTGGATAAAACCAATTTACCTCTGTATATAAATTATTTGCTGCTGCAAATACAACATCTCTAGAATCGAAATTTAATCCTAAATTATCTCCGTCTGTTGTAAACACAAAATCTTCTACAAGTGATGGCAATGATTTGACTGTTCCGTCGAATACAAAAAAACCACCTTCTGCTCCCATCCAAAATACAATACCATTAATAAAAGCGGCTGCATGTTGACCGATGCATCCACAGTTTGTACCAACCTGTCTAACACTAAATGTAAATGGTGGTCCAACAAATTGAATAACATACGCTGCTAGATCTGTTATTACAAATACATAATCTTTACCCTGTAAAGCTGCTCTAATCTCATTACCTGTATCTAATCTAAACGTACCTGCAGTGTTGGTAGCCGTTGGTGTGTATGTATTTAAATCCTCTTGATTAGAGAATCTTACAAACATGGGATCTTGTGTCGTAGTATCACCAATAGTTGTCTCAGTTCCGAAATGAAATAAATGTCTGTCACGATCTGACACCAATGTAAATCTAGTTTTTGTAGGATTGTTACCTGTTGCAAAATTTGTTGTTGTTAATGAGGCCCTTATTGTTCTAGCGTTTGCTGCACCTGCGTTCCATGTAAAAGTTTTACCATTAAATATAGTTGCAACTAAAACCTGTCCAAAGTTATCAAGACTCCAGTTTCCTGGATCTAGAGTCACGTCACTTGTCGCCCTAGGTGTATTCCAAGTAGAAGCACCCCAGGTTGATGTACTCCAACCAAACCCTGTTGTTTGAATAGTTGGACCAACTTCAACATATGGATTAACAGTAACAGCCCCTGCAGCTGTCATACCTGATCCTGTTTCTACTGAGGCAGCCTGCACCGTAAATTTATCTACGTCAGGCACAGTTAATATCTCATAAACCTTTTCTAAATCTGCAGCTGTATATCCAGATGCTCCTGTGACAGTAACACCAGACAAAGTCACATATCGTCCTACGGCTAATCCATGTGAGCCTTTATTAATAGTTATAGTATTGGAGTTATTAACAGTTGTTAAAGTCCCCCCTGTTATTGCGGTATCCAATGGTGTGATATCAAAAAAATCATTACCATAATAAAGAAATAAACCTTGAGATGTACCTATAGCCGCATATTTTTCACCAGCAAAACTTGAAAATGCAACTTGAGCTCTAGCAGCTCCAGGTAAAGTCTTTTGAGAAGATGTTAATTGAAGCCACCCTCCTATTTTTTCAGGTAGGCCATATCTAAATCTAACAAAATCACCATCGGTCCACTGGCCTTCAGCTCCAGACTCAGTGTCCTGTTTATTGAATCCAGACTTGAATTTTAATTTTTGTAGCATATAGTAGCTTATATATTAGTTTTTTACAGAATGAAAGTATCAATATAATGGATTATTTAGAAGCAGTCATGGAGTTAAAAGGTATTGTAAATAATACTTTTATAGAAAAAATTATCCCTTTAATAGATAAAAAAGCAAATCAAAATTTAGCAATTGGTGGCGCAGGAGATGTAGAAACAAATGTAAGAAATGTGAAAGGATATAATTTAGATCTAAAGACTCCTACTAATATTTTTTATTGGAACTATATAAAAAAAGAAATAGAGAGGCTTTATGCTCATTATAAAATTAAATTTCCTAAAATGATGAGTAATAAAATTAATCAAATAGATCTATTGAAGTATAGTGTTGGTGGAAAATATAATATTCATAATGATTACTATACATTGGCTCAGAGACATCTCAGTGTCATTATTAATTTAAATGATAATTACGAGGGTGGTGATTTAGTTTTCTTTGATCAAAAGAATGTAGAAGTAAAAAGATTAAATTTAATAAAAGGATCAATAGTTTTTTTTCCAAGTAATTTCATGTATCCTCATATGATTGAACCAATTAAAAAAGGAACTAGATATAGCATAGTTGCATGGCTTCAATAATGAATTTGGCTTATCAATTAAAAAACGATTTGTTTTGGATACAAAATTTTCTACCACCACAACTCTATAAAGATATGTATCTTACTGCCATTAAAAAAAGAAATCACTCTAACTTTAATCCTACAACTGTAGGCTGGCGCACATATAAAGAGGAAGTAGATGACATGTCATATAGTTATAAACAACATGATGTAAAAACAAATAATGAATTTTTTTCTAAATATCATACATTTTTAGAACATCAACGATTTGTAAATTTAATAAACAAAAAATTTCATAGTCATTGGCGTAAATACACTTATGGTCAACATTTAACATGGCACGAGGATGGTGGTAAAAATAGAGTTTATGCAGCCACATTTTATTTTAATAAAACATGGAATCAAAACTGGGGTGGTGAGTTTATGTTTAAAACAGATACGTCCTCGGGCTTTTTGCCCATTGTAGGTAACTCAATAATCATTGCAAAATGTGGATTAGTGCATAAAGTAAATGCAAATTTAAAAAAGACACATCCACGTTTAAGTATACAAACTTGGATATTTAATAAAGATGAAAAATAAATTAATAAAAAATTTTTTTTCTAAAAATGAATTAGATATTTTAGAAAAATATTGTTACAATAAATTGGACTACAATATATACACAATAGACGATAAGTGTTTTTCACCTGCATGGTATAACGATCCTTTAATGGATAGCTTATTGAATTTAAAATTACCTAAAGTTGAAGAGGAATCTAATTTAGAACTATTTCCTACGTATACATATTGGAGATATTACATATTTGGAGGCCTCTTGAGTAAACACACTGATAGGCCTTCGTGTGAAATATCTGTAACTGCATGTATCAAGAAATATGATAACTGGCCTATTTTTGTAGAAGGAACTTGTTTTGAATTAGAAGAGGGAGACGCAGTATTATACGCAGGTTGCACTCAAAAACATTGGAGGCCAGGTCCTTACAAAGGTGAAGGTATGGCTCAAGTATTTTTTCATTATGTAGATAAGAATGGACCTTTTACCCATCATGCGTATGATGCATATATAAAAAATACAGGAGCGAGAGAAACTAAAGAAGATAGGGAGATAATAACAAAACATGAACGAAAAAACAGTAAACATAAATAATTTTATAGGTGTTTATGACAACTATGTTACGGCAGAGGAGTGTAATAACGCTATTAAATTATATGAAGATCAAAATAACTTTAACAATACAGTAAATAGAATAGGTGGAGAAAGTGCATCTATTTTAAGCAAACAAGACCAACAATATTTTGCAGGTCCACATAATATAAATGTTTGGTGGGAATCTTTAAAAACCATGGTTTTAAATTATGACCAAGCCTGGAAACATTATATAAAAAATACAGGAGCTTCAGATGCTTTTGGTCAAGATCAATTTTATTATACAACTTTAAAAATTCAAAAAACTTTACCTACAGAAGGATATCATGTGTGGCACGTAGAACATGGTAAAGGTTTTGAAAATGAAGCTAGAGCTTTTGTTTTTTCAATATATTTAAACGATGTTGAAGAAGGTGGAGAAACAGAATTTTTACATTTTTCAAAAAGAGTAAAACCAAAAAAAGGTAGAATAGTTATTTGGCCTGCAAGTTTTCCTTACATACATAGAGGAAATTCTCCATTATCTGGAGAAAAATATATTATAACTTCTTGGATGATGTTAAGATGAAGAATAAGACGTAGGTCTTGCACCTAATCTTGCAAGTTTATCAGATTCAGTTTCTGTAGAATTTCCTTCAGCGTCTACAACATTATCATTGTCCCAATCTTCTTGAAGTTTAGATAAATGAGCGGCGTCCCATCTGTTAATAAAATCTGAAAAATCTCCTAAATTTGCATTATCCCAACTAGAGTGAGGAGTTTCATCTCTATACTCTACTTGATCATTAACATTTCCTGTACCATATTGAATAGCCCAAATGTTTGAAAACTTAGCTAATCCCCAAAAATCATTATCATCAATCTTATAAGGACCTGCAGCGTCACCGCTTTGTTTAATGACTCTCTTGTCATCCATTATTACTGTCCATGTTGCGTTTGTTGCCATACTATTTCCTTTCTACGTTTTAATTATATATAACACTGTTAAAAAAGGTTGCACGACTGAAGTCGCATCACCCGAAAAAGTTGCACTCATGTTATGTGCGTGACCTGTACCAGAACCTGCATTACCCACGTTTCTAGAAGTTAGGTTACCATTAGTTGGGTTACCAACAACGTTTGCTGGACCAGGGTTATGAGGTGGTGCAACTCTAGCTTGGAAACTGTGATCGTGAGAAGCAAGTTGTGCTTCTGATAAAGTTGCATTAGCTGTTGAACCTCCAACGTTTCCTGAGGAAGAAACTGTGTTTGCTCCACCAGTCGATGCTAAAGCTTTGGTTCCTGATTTACCAATTGCTACGTTATCTTGAAGGTCAGGCACTAAAAAAGTAGTTGCACCATCTCCAGCACCATAAGTCGTACCTATGATTGCAAATAAGGCAGCGAAAGTAGATCTTGAAACTGTTTGACCATTACACTCTAAGAAACCTGTTGGCACTGATGCAGAAGACCACGGCACAATAGTTGCTGTAGGAATTCCTTCGATACCTGTAAGGTTTGCTCCATCGAAATCGTATCTTGTTGCTTCGTAATTTGACATATTCTATTTCTCCTTAAACGTCCATCCTGTTGTTGCATCTCCTGAAAAAACTAAACAGAAACCTGCACCTTGAGTATTAACAACAAGATCAGACGCTGCATTAGCTATATTAGATCCATTTCTTCCAACAGTCAATGCGTTACTATTAAAATCGTATCCTTGATCTACAAATGAAACTTCATCCCCTGTAGCAGGTGAGGCTGGTAGTGTAACGGTTACGCCCCCACCATTTGTATTTACTAAAAGTTGAGCACCAGCTTGAACTGTTTCCGCTGCTGAAATTGCTCTCCAGTTTCTTTGCTCAGATAATTTTACAACATTTGTACCATCAGAATACAATACATAGTTATTTCCTTCACATAAAAGAACACCTGTACCTGATGATGTTTTAAAAGTTAAAGTGTTTCCTGCATGATCACATGCGTTTTGTACGTTGTAAACTTTCTCAATTCCATCTGGAATAGATACTGTTCTGTTTGCTGCTAAAGTTCCTGTTAATTTAATAACATCATTTTTACCATTTGATAAAGCACCATTGGTAAAAGTTAAAGATCTGTTAGCATTAGTTAAGTTAAAAGTTGTAAAACCACCAATAGCTTGTTCTAAAATAAGTAAGTTTGTATTTGTAATTTGACCCCAAGTTCCCG